GCTCGTGGTGAAAGTTCTGAAGAAGTTGATGCTCTTAGTGATTTTCAGTTTATGGTCTTGTGGCAAGGTACCGGCTTTCTAAATGATCTAGGTATCATTTACGACACCTTTAAGGCGCGTAATGATGAAAACGCTAAACAGCGGTATAAAGAGAACGTAGTAAGGACTTCTACAATTGGATCTGACATCTTGGTTAAGTGGGCAGGAACCGAAGTTCCTAAAACTCGGCAAGAGCACGACCAAAAAGTCGCTGAGCAAGCCGCGAAACAGCAAAAGAGGCGGAAGCGGTAGTAAAACAGCAGCACGCATTCATTACAGTGCAGACTTTGAGACGATAACCAAAGCTGAAGATTGTAGAGTTTGGTGTTGGGGAATTGTAAATATTGACAATCCCCTAATGGAAAATGTGGAAGTAGGTCAAGACCTTGATTCGTTTATGGAACATATTAGTTATGAAAACAAGGTTGTATGGTTCCATAATCTTGGATTTGACGGTTCTTTTATTCTTGACTGGTTGTTTGTTAACGGTTTTAGTCACACCCTTTACGATGTTCTAGTAGCCGGTGAATTCAAGACGATTATTGATCGTTTCACGAAGATGTACAGTATTACCGTAATGTTTAGTACGGGTTTTACAGTTGAATTTAGAGACTCGTACAAGAAATTAGCAATGTCTGTTCGTAAAGTTGCTGAAACCTACGGACTTGACATTTCAAAAGGTGATATTGATTATCATGCTTTTAGACCTATTGGGTATATGCCGAGTGAAGAAGAATGGGATTATCTTCGTCGTGACGTTTCCATTGTAGGTCAAGCAATGAAGATTCTTCTTGATAATGGTATGACTCGTCTTACAGCTCCCGGTGATGCTCTTGCTGAGTATAAGGATCTAGAAGGTATGTCACAATTTAATCAGTATTTTCCCATCTTGGATCTTGCTACTGATTCATTTATTCGTGAAGCATATCGTGGTGGATTTACTTATTGTTCTCCACAGTATCAGCAAAAGTTTACAGGATCAGGGCTAGTTCTAGACGTTAATTCCATGTACCCATATGTTATGCGTACACAACTACTCCCCTACGGGCATCCTGAATGGATTCGTGATACTCCCGAACCATCCGAGCAATATCCTTTGGTTATTAATTATTACACTATTTCTGGTAAATTGAAGCCAGGACATATTCCTTGTGTGCAACTTACTGTTAGTGCTGGTGGCGGTAGTTTTAGGATGCCAGAATATGTTGAAGAATTCACTTGCGAAGAAATGGCATTGACGAATATTGATCTTGCATTGATTCAAGATCATTATGATACAGAGATTATTTGTTATAACGGTGGATATCGTTTCAAAGCAACTCACGGTATGTTTGACGAATTCATTGATAAATGGATGGGTATTAAACAAACTAGTACTGGTGGCATGAGAGCACTTGCTAAACTGCAATTGAATTCTCTCTACGGAAAATTTGGAACTAATCCAAATATCACACCTAAAATCCCGTATTATGAGGATGGTAGAGTTCATTTTAAAGAAGGTCCTAAAGAGACTCGTGATCCCATTTATACTGCTATGGCAGTTTTCATCACGTCTTATGCACGAAATATCATTATTCGTGAAGCGCAACGAAACTATGATGTATTCGCTTATTGTGATACAGATTCCCTCCACCTTATTTGTGATACTGTGCCTCCTAGTATTGACGTTGATCCTGTTAGATTAGGTGCATGGAAGAAGGAATATAATTTCATTCAAGGTTTCTTCGTTCGTGCTAAATGCTATATGGAACAGGTTTCCGAGATAAATGAACATGACGATGATTGTAATGAAGGTTGCAATTGGAAGCATAATTTTCATACAGCTATTGCAGGATTGAATGGATTTATTGCAGCTCAACTTGATTTCGATGCATTGTATGACGGTAATGTCATAGATGGAAAATTAGCATCTAAACGCGTTGCCGGCGGTGTTATTCTTGAAGAAACTACGTTTACTATCAAGATGTGACTAGACACATGCTACCGACTGTGCTACTCTGTAGTTATTCGGGAATACCCGCCACAATAGTTCGGGTATTTTAAACGACAGCAATATGCAGCCCACCACAAACTTTAATTCCATCCGGTAAGAAAACAAACAGAAAGCGAAACAATGGCAGAAATCATTTTCGGAGATTTTGAACCCGAAGAAAAAGCAAATCCTTACACTGAAGTAGTACAAGCACTTGCTGAGCTTAACAGCGAGTCCAAGAGTGTGACACTTGTAGTGGATGTGAATGAAGCAAGCAAGGAACAGTTTAAGTTCCAGCGTGCTGCAAATCTTATCCAGAAGACTGCACGGCTTCGTATCAAGGATGAAAGCGGAGTTAGTGTGACTGGATACGACGAAGACGGTAACGAAGTTAAGACCGGAAACGTCAAACTTGTTTTCACTCTCAGTAAGATGCACAAGGGTCGGCGCAGCAAGAAGCCGGCTGTTGAATCTGACGGTACTACCGTTACTGATGAGGAGATTGCCGAGCTTACTGAGGATGTTAAGTCCAAGAAGTAAGTTCGCATTAAACGTGGTTATTAGATGGATTATTTAGCTCCAGGAATAATGCTTCCGTTGGTTCGGAATTTCTGGTAGACTTGGGCTGCAACCTACTAAATAATCGTTTAATCGCCCGGATATAGGGCCGGTTATCCTTTAGAGGGTAGCCGGCTCTTTAATTTATTTAAGGGAGAATTAAATGAGTAAGTTCAGTGAATATATTGATTCACTTGAGGGAAAAGAAGAACTTGACCCTCTTAAGATCGCTGCTGATTTGCATGATCTTTATACGCAGGATGTTACTACACGTGATGCTAAGATTGAAGAATTGACAGGCACTATCGCCGAAAGGGATAGTGCCATTCAGCTTTCTAAGGATGAAGTTACCAATTGGAAAGCTCGCAATTTTGATCTTGCCATGCAGATTCCTAGTAATCCTGTTAATGCCGGTTCAGTGCTCGATGAGACTGATACCGAGATTGACCCCACTACTGTTACTATCGACGATCTCTTCGTCAAGTAAGGAATTGAAATGGTAATTGATCTCCGCCCACTTAGGGAGGATCTCACTAACGTTGATTGGCTTAATGCTGTAAGGAATGAAGCTGGTTATGATTATCAGCGACGTGTTCCTGAAGCGACACAGGCTAATGTTCAGCAAGTAATTCAGAGTCTTTATACTTACAAGCCTCTTATGAATCAGTTCATTGATGCTCTTGTCAATCGAATTGGTCTTGTTATCTTCCAGAATACTATTTGGCAGAATCCGCTTGCCAAATTTAAGCGTGGTGTTCTTCAGTATGGTGAGACTATTGAAGAAATCATGGCCGGCCTTCTTGAAGCTACATCTTACGATCCTGATCGTGATGAGCTTGAAAAGGAAGTATTTGGTGCTATGACGCCTGAAGTTCAGGCTTCTTATCACACTGTTAATCGTCGTGACCGTTATAAGCTTACTGTTAAGGAACCGCTTCTTCGGAATGCTTTTCTTACTAGTAATGGTCTTGGTGAGTTTATTACCAACCTTATGGCAATGCCTCAGACTTCTGACCAGTGGGATGAATATCTTCTCATGGCAAATGTCTTTAAGGAATTTGATCTTGCCGGCGGATATCATATTCAGAATGTTCCTGATGTTTCTGATCAGGCTTCTGATTCTGCTGATTCACGTTTCCTTCTTCGTCGTCTTCGTGAATTTGCAAATGTTCTTCCCTTTATTTCTAGGATTTATAATCCTGCTGGTCTTCCTGTTGCAGCTCGTCCCGAAGAACTTGAACTCTTTGTGACTGCTACTGCTGATGCGGCTATGGATGTTGAAGCTCTTGCTGCTGCATTCAATATCAGTAAGGCAGAATTTGCTTCTCGTAAGACTGTTCTTCCCGTTGAGCATTTCGGTATTGATGGTGTACAGGCAATTCTTACAACGAACAAGTTCTTTGTTGTTGCAGATCAGCGTATCGAAACTACAGCGATTCAGAATCCTTCTGCACTGTTTACTAACTACTGGCTTCACCACTGGGAGGTTATTAGTGCTTCACGTTTTGCGCCTCTTGTTATGTTCAGCTCCACTCGTCCCACAACGGTTATTCCTGTGACTGAGACTCCGGTTACAAGTGTTGCACCAATTGTTGTCAAGGATGAGAATGGTGTGACTGTTACAGCGGTTCTTCGCGGAGAGCTCTATAACGTTGAATCTATTGCTGTTACTACGCCGGCTAATGGTGTGAATGTTGCTGTTCGTCATGTTCTCGAGAATACTCAGTCTACATTCTCGCGTATTACGAATAATGGTACACTGCATATTGGTCCTGACGAGACTAGTGAAAGTGCTGTTATTAAGAGTTACGCTGTTGACAGTGTTCCTCCTCAGCTTCAGGCTACGCTTGAACTTCCCATTAATGGTGACCAGATTATCGTTTGGCCCAACCCTAGTGTTTCTACCGACGATACTCCCGGTATTCCTGCTGCTGCTGCCGCAGATAGTAAGTCTACTGATAGCGCCAAGAAAGACGCTGAAAAGAAGTAGGGTTACTAAATCGAATTAGTGGGAGTAGTAATTTACCTGGCGGAGATTACTACTCCCACTTTTCTAAAGAGGATGATGTGACAGCTATAGAAGATCCTATTGAATATGAAATAACTATTCGTAGTGATACAGATCATACATGGGCATTTCGTCGTAAAGATGCTAATGGTAATGTTCTTATGCCAACTTCTGCTAGAGGCCAAATTCGTTCAGAAATGAGCGATAAACTTTGGCAGGAACTATATTGCACTATTAATTCTGACGGTTGGATTGTTGTAACACTTCCTCATGCAAATGTTGAGAAAGATGTTTGGAATGATTTTGCCGATAAAGGACATTGGGATCTTCTAGTTACATATGCTGATAAGATTTATCGTTGGGTTGAAGGACCTGTTATAAATGATGTAGGTGTAACCAATGGCTACTGAAACTACTTTGGATGAAGCTCATACTGTAGAAGTTGCTGTTCCTGGTGTTCCTGGTCCTCCTGGTCCTGCTAGTACTGTTCCCGGTCCTGCCGGTCCTCCTGGTCCAAAAGGTGATCCTAGTAGTGTTCCTGGTCCTGTTGGTCCTATTGGTCCTGCTGGTCCTGCCAGTACTATTCCTGGTCCTAAAGGTGATAAGGGAGACAAGGGCGATCCTGGTATTAAAGGTGATACTGGTGCGACTGGTCCTGCTAGTACTGTTCCCGGTCCTGCTGGTGCTACTGGTGCTCAAGGTCCGCAGGGAATTCCTGGTAATACTGGTCCGCAGGGAATTCCTGGTACTACTGGTGCTACAGGTCCTGGTGTTAAATCTGGCGGAACAGTAGATCAAATTCTTGCTAAAGCATCAAGTACAGATTTTGATACAAAATGGATTTCGCAATCGGCAGGTGGTGGAAGTTCTCGCGCACCTATAGATCGAACACCGTTGAATGCTACGTATGGTGATGAATTTGATACAGCTTCGCTTAATGCTAAATGGACTAGAGCAGGCCTTACTGCTGCTGATGAATCTTATCAACACGGTGAAACTAAAAGTTTTCTTCGCACCTTTATAACTAATACAAATGTTGCAAAACAGTATTTCCAAAATTTACCTGCTGGCGATTTTGATGCTGTTTTGTCAATGCGTCATTTTTGTGATTCATCCGGTGTAATGGTAGGATTTGCTGTTTTCGATGCTGCAAATAACGGTAAATTTGTTGGATCATATAATAGTCCAGGATTGTTAGTGGGAACTATTCAAGGAAGTGTATATACGTCAGGATTTACACCACTTGCTGCTGATTCTTATGGTCTCTTTAGTAGCGGTGTACCGATGTGGCTTAGAATTAAGCGTGTAGGCAGTAATTTTACTTTTAGTGCTTCTGCTGATGGTGATTCATGGTCTGCGGGTGTTGTTCATCCCAATGCAAGTTTTACAAAGTTTGCTATAGGTCGTTTCTTTGGCGGATCAAGTAATCACGTAATGCTTTTTGATCGTTTTAATCTAGTGTGAGGTTTACATGGCACTTATTGAAGTTTATCGTGATCCTGTAGGCCGTATAGTTAGCGAATATGATACTGAAGCACAGGTTATTATTCCTCGTCCTTACACTGTAGAAGAAAATGCTGAGCAGGATGCAATTGATACTACTAATGAATCACATGCTGCTAACAAGTCAACGATTGAAATAAATCTAGAAGCTGATCTAGCTGCAATGCAAGCTATTAAAGATCAGACTAATGCTGATCTTCGAGCTGATCCTTCACAGGAAATTAAAGAAATTGCTGTTGCCATTCGCCGGCTTATTAAGATGGAACTTGAAAAGTTTGAGGAACCCGAATGAGTAACACACTTCCCGGAACACCAGGACTTGATTATGACTTTGGTCAAGAATTTGATTATTCTTTGTGGACTCCTGGCACTACTGTCGATCTGGTTAATGTTCCTTGGAATAATGATTATCGTGATGTTGTTAAGTTCACTAGTTCGAATGCTCTTGATACCTACATTGATGGACTTGCGCCCGCCGGCATTAAAGTAAATCAACTTTCATATGTGAAACCAGGTGAGCCTGTACGCATTAATATTCCTCATAATCGGGCTCATAAGTATAATTATCTTCGCGCTAATAATCCACTTCAACCAATTGGTGGTGACGTAGATAAAAGTTATTACTACTTTATTCTCGATACACGCTATGTTGCACCAAATACTACTGAACTCATTTTGCAGCTTGATATTTGGCAGACTTATATTTACAATGTAACAATTGGTCGTTGTTACGTTGAGCGTGGACATATTGGTATTGCCAATACTAAGCAGATGGATCATTACGGTAGAGATTATCTTACTGTTCCTGAAGGTCTAGATACAGGAGCGGATTATCGAGTAATCACTAAGCAATCCAGAGAAATTGTTGGATTTGATGCAACTACAGGAACAAGTGATATTGATGTTCTTGTTATTAGTACAATTGATCTTCTTGCTGATCCTGGCACAGTTGCCGATCCTGTAATGAAAGTGGCTCCAGCTTCTAAGATTAACGGATTACCGTCTGGTGCAGGATTCTATATGTTCGACAGTGTTGATCATTTTAGAACGTGGGTTGGTAATATGAAAGATTATCCTTGGGTTACTCAGGGCATTATTTCTATTACAGCTGTACCTAAAATGGCTAGATATGGTGTTAATGTAGCTACTACTGGTGCGGTTCCAAAACATTTGGCAATTGTTACACCATTTCCTGTTAAGCATAATTTCTTTATAAATTGGCGCGGTAATTCTAATCTTCTCAGTTATCTAACCTCACGCTATTCACATCTTAAGAAATTTCTTACAGCACCTTATATGCTTATTGAAATGACAACATGGTCAGGTACACCTATTGTTCTTCGTCCTGAATCATGGCAAGATCCTAGCGCGTTTGTTATGGAACGTTGTAATTATATTCCACCAAATCAACGCGTTCAATTTATTCCTAGACGTTATAATTCATCTGGTCAGAAGATTGATTATTATGCAGGATTTACCGAGGAACAAATTGATGCTATTCCTGGTATGAGTGATACTCTTAAAAAGGCTATGGCTGATCTTGGTGATGATTACGGCGATTATCTTGATGTAATGACAATGATTGCAGATTTTCCTGCAATGCCGCTAATGAATAGTGGAGCAATTAATTACTTGGCATCTAATGCTCACAGTATTGCTTACCAGCGTCAAAGTGCTGATTGGTCTCAACAGCGTGCTATTACTAGTGCTCGTGCTCAATATGATATAATATCCGGTTCAATTGGTGCTAATACAGCACAAGCTAGAAATACTATTGATGCAGCATGGGATACTAAAGGAAATGTAAATAGAACTATTGTTGGACAAGCTGTTGTTAGTGGTATTGCAGATGTTGCTACTGGAGCTATTGGTGGCGGTGCATTTGGTGGTGGTGCTACAGGAGCTATTGCAGGTGGTATTAACGGTGCTGTTAATGGTGCTGCCGGTGCTATTAATGCTGGCATTCAAGCTGCTTCAAATGATGAACAATTTGGTATTAATTCTCGAGCTACTTGGGGATCAACGAATATTCAGAATCGTCAAACCCGTTTGATGAATGATACGAATAATCAACTTGCTAATTGGGCAGCTCGCGGTGATTATGCTAATGAAATTGCAGGCATTAATGCTAAAGTTCAAGATGCGGCAATGATTCAACCTAGTGTTAGCGGTCAATTTGGCGGTGATGCTGCTAATCTTGCATATTACACAATGGAAATTTCACTTCGTTGGAAATTGATTGATGCTGCTGCACTTCGGGTAATTGGTGAATATTGGCTTAGATACGGTTACGCTATTCGAGCTTCAATTTCCATGCCTAAAGAATTTATGGTAATGACCAAATTTACTTATTGGAAACTTACAGAAACCTACATTTCAGCTTCTACGGTTCCCGAGAGTTTTAAACAAGTTATTAGAGGTATTTTTGAAAAGGGAGTTACCGTGTGGAAAGATCCTAAGGATATTGGAGTTATTGATTGGGCCGATAATACTGCACTACCAGGAATTAGTTACTAATGTCTAAGGCAAAGCGTGGTGGCGGCGCTGACGAGATTTATACTAATCATCTTTATGGTAATCGGTATAATTATAGTCCCTCTATTAATCGTGAAGCATCTATTGTTAGATTGCTTGAACGCAATATGACAGAACTTGCTGTTAATAGATTCAAATGGGAAGGGCTTCCTGATTCTATTGATCCTAGATTCCTAGAACTTTGTCTTTTCTTTAATGCTCTTGCTGTAGTTTATTGGGATAAAGATTATGATAAACTTCTTGCTGTTCGCGGCACTGGAACTGGATTTGTTAACATGCTTGATAATCCTGTGAGTTTTTCTGTGATTGGTCCAGGATCTCTTATTAAACCAACTACAGATACAGCGCCGGCTCAGTTTCACAATAAGATTATAAGTGCTTATAGTCCTGCGGCTCATTCAGAACTTTCTGATGATGAAAAGAAACTGAAGTGTATTCCTATTTGGGCTAATTATCTTCGTAGTCCTGAAATTGATATTGTAAAGATTTACGCTACACGTCTTGCAACCATTGATCGTACGCTTGAAATAAACTCTAAGAATTCACGTAGAAATAAGATTCTTAAGGGTGGTGCTAATCTTCAACTTTCAATGGTTAACTTTGCTCGTGGCATGGATCAAGGTGATGAGCTTATTCAGGTTACTGGTCCAATGCAGGATATGGAGTTTATTGAGGCAATTGATCTTGGTGTAGATTCCGAGTCATTTGACAAACTTAGTTTACTTCGTACTCGTATTTGGAATGAAGCTATGACTTTGTTAGGTATTGATGCAGCTAATCAGGACAAGAAAGAACGTCTTGTTGTTGCTGAAGTTGGTGCCAATGACGGGCAGACTGATTCAATGAGATTTGTTAGTCTTAATGCTCGTCGTCAGGCTTGCGATATGATTAACGAAGTGTTTGCTGCGGATCTTGAAGAAGAAGTTACTGTTGACTTTGTTGTTGAAGTTAATGCTCAGGAAGAAGCTGATGAACAAGCTGAACGTCAGATGATGACTCAGAATGCTGGTAATGATAAGCACGAAGAAACTGACGACAGTGACGGTAGACTTAAGGCGGTGAAATAATGGCTACTTACACTATTGAACTTCGACATGTTCTGGAGAATGTTTACGGAACATCTTATATTCCTAGTGACTTTGAAGTACAGTATGCCGAGTTCACTTTTAATGGTGAGACATATGGAAAACTTCCTACTGTTCCTAATCCTACTCTTATTGGACTTGGTACGTATCCCATCTTTGATGAAGATTACCGCGGAATTCTTAATGGTAAGATCATTGATGAGTATTTTACTCGAGAAATCGGTACTGAAACTATTGATAATTGGGTATTAATGCTTCGTCGTAAGATGGATCAAATTATGCCATATTACAATAAGTTGTATCGTTCAGAACTTATACCCTATAGTGCACTTGATACTATGAGAATTCATTCTGTAAATAGTACAGCTGCTGAAGAAAAGATTGCAGCTACAGCTACAGGTGATTCAACTAGTGAAACTGACGCTAAAGGTAGAGCTGTTCAATCTAATACTCCTCAGACTATGCTTGCAGCAAATGAAGATTATGCTACAGCTGCTAGTGATACTGTTAGTGAAAGTGATGTAACAGGACATTCTACTAACGAGTCAGATTCAACGTCGAATACTAATGCTAATAGTGATAATCTAGTTACCGGCTATCAAGCCGCAGCTTCGGATCTTATTAATAAGTATCGTGCGTCACTTCTTAACATTGATACTTCTATTATTCTTGAACTTCAAGACTGCTTTATGCTTCTCTTGAACAACGCAGATTCATATACGCCTCAACCATACTGGAGATAAAATGAGTACTCCCATTATGCCTATTGAAACTCTTGCTGTTCCATCAGGAATAGTAACGAATATCACACCATTTACTTACCGTGATGGTGCCACTTATCTTGAGATTCTTGAAGGTCTTCGTAAGTACATTAATCAGGTTATCGTACCATTTGTCAATGAATCCATTCTTGGACTTGAGGCATCATGGGATGCTGATAAGGATGAGATTGCACAGATTCTTGCAGATGCTAAAATCTACATTGATGCGAAGATTATTGAAGCTACTGAAGCTGCTACTGCTGCTGAAGCTGCCGCAGAACGTGCCGAAGCTGCTGCTAGTGATATTCCTGAAATGCAAGATGCAGCTATTACAGCGATCTTCAATGATCTTGCCTCACAGTTTCGTATTGCTATTGAAGCCGAATTCATTGACCAAGCAGAACTTCAGCCGGTTATTGATGCACTTGGTTTGAAGGTTGATAAGACAGTATTTGATGCTGAAGTTGCAGCACATGATGCTGATATTGCTGCAATTCAATCTACACATAATACTGAAAAGACACGTGTTAATAGTGAAATTGCGCGTCTTGATGCTAAAGATGTAGCTGTTGATGCTGAGATTGATCGTCTTGATGCAGAGATTGCAGCTGGTGGCATTGCAGATGAAGGATTGCTGCTTGCTGTCGATCTTAAATCACAGGCATGGGATGTTCGTATTGATCCTGATAAATGGAATGGTCCTGTAGGACAGAGAATCACACTTCCTACTCATGTTGTTCCTGCTACTAATCAGGTTACGCATCCTTCCATTCTTTTCTTTCCTGAAAAGTGGAATGGCTATCGTTACTGGATGGCATATACACCCTATCCTGGCGGTAATGATGATGAAGAAGATCCCAATCTCGCTGTTTCTAATGATGGTGTAACTTGGGTTAAAGCTCCAGGTGTTACACAACCGCTTGATAATGCTTCCGGTACACCTATGTACAATAGTGATCCTGATCTTGTTATGGGTCCCGATGCTACAATGTATCTTTTCTGGCGGCATTATGATGATACAGCTGTAGGTGCTGAAGAAAAAGCTTATGTTCGCACAAGTACTGACGGCGTTAATTGGGCAGCAAAGAAACTTGTATGGACATTTAATCAGGCAACATTGCGCCCGCTTTCACCCTCCTATTTGTTTGAAAGCAATAAGTGGATTGTTTATTTTGTAGACAATTCTGCACCTTCTGCACCAATTGTTAAGCGTGCTGTTAGTCTTGGTGTTGATCCTACAGCTGGATGGAATGCACCTACTACTTGTACTGTTTCTAATGTTCCTTCAGGTAAGTCTCCTTGGCACATTGAAATTGCACGTCTTGGCGGTCAGTATGTTGGTTTACTTGCATGTACTGATACTGCTGGTAGTGGTGCAAACGGCATTATCATGCTTATTACTTCTGAACTTGGAACCAACTGGATCGGTGGTGGCGAATCAGTTATTCCTATGGTTCAGAGTGGAGAGCACGATCAGCTTTATCGTGCATCATTCTTCCCTGAAGTTAAAGATGGTGTTCTTGGTCTTAGGGTTTACTACGCAGCTTGGGTTAACAATCCTCCTCCTGTATGGAATATTTATCGTACATGGATTGGTCCTGCTGTAACACACCGTGAATTTGGTGTTGCTGTTGTCGTAGGAAGTGTTGGTGCGATTGCTGGTAGTACCGCAGGTAATCTGACATTTCCGGTAACTTTTGCCAGGCCATTTAATAACATTCCACTTGTTCTTGCTCAGTGTAATAGTGGAAGGTTGCATTGTGCTGTTACTGTTCTTTCTACAACAGGATTCACTCTGAGGTTTGAGAATTATACGGATGGAATTGCTAGTGGTGTTACTGTCAACTGGCTTGCATTGGAAGCTTAAATGACTTCATACATTCAAAAGTTTGGTCAACAACTTGTCGTTGTATTAAGTGGTGAGAAATATCTTGCACAAAATACTGGTGGCGATGTATGGCTTTTGAATGCTGCTGAAGCTGGTCCTGGTCCAGGTGAACCACCAATTCCCGGTGTAGATAAAACCTTTGATTGGCCGTTTAATCCTAATACTGAAGTTACAAGTGAATATGGTCCGCGTAATGGACGAATTCATCAAGGTATTGATTTTGGTAAAGGAACAGCCGTAGAAGGTGCATCTATACATTCTTCAGCTGACGGTGTTGTTGCCAATGACACAGGCGCATATCATAGTGGTTGGGGATGGTATTGTCTTTTAAATCATGGCGTTGTAGGTGGACGACAACTTTATACACTGTACGCTCATATGCTTCATGTTTCACCCTTTAATTATGGTGATGATGTTGTTAAAGGACAGCCTGTAGGTCAAGTAAATAATACTGGTAGTAGTCAAGGTTCACATTTGCATTGGGAAACCCATATTGCTAATCCTGGGCAAGGAATTAGTACAAGTAATCCTGGTACTCATGTTAATCCTAGAACTTTTATGGCTACTTATCAAAATACAACACCGCCGGCGGAATAATGTATAAGAAACTTAGTTACTATAATTACGATAAGCTGCTTTCGTATAACGCAACTTATAATATCTGCGTTGGTGGACGTGGATTAGGTAAAACATATGGAGCTAAGCGTAAAGCTATTCGAGATGCCATTAAGTCATACAATCCTGACACAAATCGGTGTGATGAATTTATCTATCTTCGTCGTTATAAGCCGGAAATTAGATTGTCAAAGGATACATTCTTTGCTGATATTTGGCAAGAATTTCCAGATTGGGATTTTAGAAGTCTTGGAATGTATGCACAAATGGCACCTATTGAAACGAGAGATGATAAAGGTAGAGCATGGTGTACTATTGGTTATTTTCTCCCGCTAGTTACTTCACAGAATTATAAGGGTGTAGCTTTTCCTAGAGTTACTTCCATTATCTTTGACGAATTCATTATTGAAACCGGTATGATTCGTTATTTACCTAACGAAACTACAGTGTTTAATAATTTTTATAGTACTGTAGATCGCTATAAAGATAAGACTCGAGTTTTCTTCCTTGCAAATAGTGTTTCAATTATCAATCCGTATTTTGTTGACTGGAATATTGATCCACGTCAAGCAAATGAAATTGGTATTGTAAAGAAGAATCGAGGATTCATTATTGCTCACTTTGTTGACAGTAAAGAATTCAATACTGAAGCATATGAAACAGTGTTTGGTAGATTTATTAAAGGTACTGATTATGCGAATTATGCAGTTGAGAATCATTTTGCTGACGACCATGACGGATTGATAAAGCCAAAGGGAACGAATGCTGAATATCGTTTCACTGTAGAAACTAAAGTATCAATCTTTAGTGCTTGGTATGATCCATTTACAGGTGAATGGTATTGTCAAGAAAAGCGGCCAAAGGGTGATGAAATATTCTTTACAATGGTTCCCGAACTTATGGATTCGTATAAGACATTAGTAGTTTGGCGAGATCGTCCTTTAGCTATGCTTCGTAACGCTTTCAAAAATGCCAAAATGACATTTGATAAACCACTCACTAGAAACTCATTCATAGAGATATTTAAACAATGACTGAGAAAGAAGTTCAGCGATACATCATAACTTATTTCTGGCCACTACTAGGATTGTTTCTTATAGCTAGAGCTGTGAGGAAGAAAAGAAAGAAGAAATAATGGGATATGTAGCACCTTGTGATGATCCTATTGTATCTGATTGGGCAGATCATAAATATAGAGATCCTCCTAGCGCTGAACCTGGAACAGATTATGCTTGTCCTTATGGAACTTCATTAGCAATAGCTGATAATGGAACAATAACTGTAGCGGATCATAGTAATAGTGGGCCAGAAGGAAGACGTTGCACCATCGTTCTAGATGATGGTCGTGAAGTATCTTATATTCATCTGTCAAGAATAAATGCACACGTTGGATTACGCGTTAGTCGTGGAGAGCAGCATGTAATTATTTCAGGTGCATCAGGTAATGGTAATGATTGGTATTATGGTGCACATGTACATGTAACACTTCATGAGATGCCTAATATGTCTTACGCAAATTCAATTGATTTTGAATTGTATGTTGGAAACGATCCCGAACCAGAACCGCCTGAAGAAGAGAATGAGGACATGGCAAAACTTAAGGGAGCTAGTTACGTAAATAGTGACGGTCAAACAGTATTCCTACTTTTCAATGAAGAAAGTGGATATTGGGTTGAACACACTAGTGGAAATCCGGGTGAATACAATAACCCAATTGCTCAGAATTGGGAGACGAATTCATGGGCACCTATTACCGAGAGCCACGCTAAGTCAATCAAAAACCGACTTGATAATGTAGGAACAGATGTATCAGCAACGACAGCTAGGTGGGCCGGCGTTGGTGCAATAGTAGTGCTCATCATAGTCGTCACTCTTACGGCACTTATATAAACTTTACTACGGCATTGCTTTTCATGCTATAGTGGAGGGGTGACCGAACCAACATTTATTATCCCGCTTTTTGTTTCTGTTTTAGTTCTAGGAATAGCCCTAGGTATAGCCATCGGTTATGCCTGGGGCTATACCATTTCTACTACTAGGAATATGCAAAAGCTCAACAATATCCTCAACAAATACAAGAACAGGACTTGACAAATGCCAGGATTGTCGAAGAAAGAAACCGCAAAACTACTTACACACGTTGAAGCTCAAGGTGTGCAAGTTACTAATGTCAAGAATGGATTCATGCTTAGATTGCCTAACGGTGAATCTACTACTGTGCATCTTTCCGTTTCAGATCATCGTGGACCATTGAATCTTCGAGCATTTCTGAAAAGAAATGGTATTGATTGGCCCACAGATCGTAGCAAAGATATTAAACTCCTTAAGTCTACGATTGCAAAAGGAGAAAAGGTTCTAGAACGAATGGGATATCCAAATACTGTTCGTATGCATGACTTTGGCATTGCAGCATCTATAGATGATTGGATTCCTTCTAACGGAACCATTGCAAACTTCCTTGTTTTTAAAGGGTATGAACCAGTAGGTAATACTGTTCAGCGTAGATATATTATGCCTGCTGAAATAGTCACTGAGCTAAAGTCTGACGAGATTAGTGTACAGGCTAAACCTATTGTTTCTATCGTTAAAGATCCTCTCCCTCACATTCTTGAAAAAGAATCTACTGTTGAGGTTCGAGAGTTTCTTGACACTCACGAATCTTGGACTGTTAACATGGAAATTCTTCCCGACACATTAACAGTCAAGGATATGAAATTGATGTTTGCAGCAATGGGAATCTCTTTTGAAGTGCGAGTGTGGAAGTAATGCCTAACATTGAATTTGGCGAGTGGATTCACGTTGACACCACACCTAAAACAAAGCCAAAGCGCAAATACAACAAGATTGTCAAAAAGGAAATTGTTCCTATTGTTGTAATGAGCAATATGTGTGCTGAAGGTAAGCACACTCTTTGTGTTGGTACAGCATGGCATGTTACCAAAAGTAAATATGTACCTTGCCAATGTACATGCGGCTGTATTGCTGCTGACAATCATGCAGCTGATGAAGCATTTCAAGATTTCTTCTTTAATGCTGATAGAGATGTTGACCCTGAAATATATGAAGCTAACGCATTCTATGCAGGATGGAAAGCAGCGAGGAAATATTACAATGTCTGAATGTCTTGTCGAGTGGAATAGTTCAGGTAATAGTATTCATCCTGACGGCCACCATGCCTGTACTCTATTTAAGGCACATAGAACTCTACATGAATGCTCATGTGGTAGATTTCTACAGAACACTATAAACCGTGATAAAATCCACAATTCACATGAGGTATAATGGCTACTTATATTCTTGAACTAAATCCAGATACTGTCGATGATGGTGATGGGTTAGTGTTCTTCAATGCCATACTTGACAGCGATGATGAGATTGAAGCTCACATTCCTCAAGCTATGTGGAAAGCTTTTGATTGCCCTAAAGCTGTACTATTACAGGTGATTAAATGATTCACGATTGCCATGTATGGTGGGGTGAATGTGACGGCACAAATCATCGCCATCATTGTCATCTAGAATGTCCCCACGATGGAAGACATACTTGTGAATGTGGAGCTTCTATTACACCTGGAGATAGATGGAATGAAGTATTAAATGAATGGTTCTCACAAGGTGCAGGTTGGAGGTGAATATGGATCTCGGAATTGTAAATACAATCTGCTTCATCATCATTGCTGTAACATTGATTGTTATAGCTGTTCGTGGTAGAAGGGTCTAAATGGGGAAATTTGCGTTTTGACATTTCAAACAGTGGGGGTCTATTTATTTAGATCCTCACTGTTTGTTTTATTTTGATTTTTCAAAAAGGAATAAAATGAAAATGAAAATTGATTTTCAATTTTCAATATCCCGCGCATTACGCGCGCGAGAAAATTTTTCAACTGTGAAACTTACTATGTAATATAGTAAATTACATACTTTGTGTATTACATACTTACTTGATTACACATATGGTGTATTACATAGTTGGTGTACTACTTACTCACTATGTATCACATATGGTGTACTATAGTTTGTTGGCAGCTGCAACATATAGCTCACAGTTAATTTTCAGCTTAAATGTGATATACGCGCGCGCGCCCGTTCCTCTTAATTCTCAGCTACTTTAGTAGAACGACCGTTCTTTAATGAGAATCATTATCAATTAGGATTCAAAGCGAGAAACGGTAACGGCATCGGTTCGGATGCCGTATAGTTGAGCGTAGCGAGGCAAGGGAAGCGAGGCTAGCGCCAGACACTTGCACTACATGCACTTTGATAACTACACAGAGAATCGTCTAATCCGCTTTGGTTTGCGAACCATAGTACACAATCGCAAATAATGGCGATTGTGTATTTTGTCCGCAACCTAAAACAAAGGACAATACAATGACACATGCAACTAAGTTTAAAGTGCAATTCTTTCACATGGTCAAATGTGAATGGGTTACACTCGCCGAATATGAAATGGCACCTAAGCGACTCGCCTACCATGTAAAGCGTGCAAGCGCTTTGTCAAAGAACGGCAAAGCCTACCGTGTGATTCTAAACGACCAAATGGAATGGTTCGATTGATTCAATGTGACAGACAATCAACCGATTGTCTCTCGCATTGTCACAATCGTGACAATCAAAACAAAGCAAAGGACAAGACAATGGCAATCGAATTTGGAACTTGGGAAAGCCCCGCGACCGTTAACCCCTACATCGTGACGGTTGACGAAATGCTGGAATACATCGAATCCAAGAAAGATGATGATGGATTCGACCCTGAAATGGTCAGCGTTACCGTCATCGTTCCCAAGGGTGAGGCAATCAAGACACGTCTCAACTTTTCCCGAGCCGCTAACGCAAAGGACAAGACAGCAAGGGTGCGAGTCAATGGTGAGACAATCATCGAAGACGGTAAGGACACTGGGAATGTGCGCTTTGTGTTCACTCTCACTAAGCGACACAAACCGCGTAAGGGTGCCGAGCGTGAGGCGACGGATGAGACGCCCGACGAGACGCCGAACGAGACGCCCGAAACGGCGACGGACGAGGCTGAGAACGCACCTAAGCCTCGTAAGCGTTGACAACGTAGGGCGACACCCTAGCGGGCCTGTAAGCGCTTAGATAGGCTTACAGGCCCGCTCATCACATAGCAGAGACAAAGGATAAGACAATGGCAAGAATCAATCACGGCGAGATTGTGCAAGCGCTAGAAGAATCAATCGCGGATTGTAAGCGCACAATCATTACAAGTATGGGCGACGATATCGTAGAATTCGACTCACTCACAACTAAGGGTGAGATTAGATATGCTCAAATGAAATTGCGCGAAATGAGCGCATACATTAAGGCAATCGAGGCATTGAACGGAATGATGAGATAATGGACAATCACACTAAAGTCAACGTCAGTAAGCTACCATTCTGTGACTTTTGCCGTAGTGAGAATCATTCTCGCAAAGCAAAATATGACGCAAAGACAAAACTAGGGCCGTGGGCGAATATGTGCGAATATCATTATTTGCATTACGGAATAGGTTTAGGCTTAGGCAAGGGTCAAGAATTGATAGCGGATGAGTAAGCTAGCTATTCACTATCAGCTAACATCATTCAA